CACTAAGAAAGACGAGGAATAACTAAAATGGCAACATTTTTAAATAACAAAGTTGGGTTCAAGGTTGCGACCGTTGATCTTTCAGCTTATGTGCAATCTTTTGTATTAAACCGTGTACTAGATCAAATTGAGATCAGCGCCATGGGGGACACCAGCCATAAATACGCAACTGGATTGGCTTCAGACACAATTACTGTAACCTTCCTAAACAATGATATTGCTTCGGGTGCAGGTTCAGTTCGTGCCACACTTCAGGCTGCATTTGGTACTACTGTTGCTTTTTCAGCACTTCAGGATTCAGGCGCGGCGGTTTCAACGACAAATCCTCTTTACACAGGTACAATTCTTGTTGACAACCTAACCGACATAAATGCACCAAGCCCTGCCGATATTGGGACTATTGACATTACATTTACCTGTAACTCAAAGACCGTAGTGGCAACAACAGGTACATTTTAATAACTAAAGGATAAAAATGATTAAACTTAAAATAACCAAGGCTTCAGGTGATGTTTTAGAATATGAAATAACACCTGCTATTGAGTTTGCATTTGAAAAAGAAATGAAATCAGGATTTCATAAGCGTTTCCGAGATGAGGAAAAGCAAAGTGATGTGTACTGGTTGGCTTGGGAAGCTGAAAGGCGCAATGGTAATCACCCTGTGCCTTTCGGTGATTCGTATTTAGAAACTCTAGCTAAAGTGGAGATTCTGGACGCTGATTCCCCAAATGGCTAACGCGGGATTCCTTTCATTACCTTGTTGCTAGGTTAGCAATTACAACAGGACTTCCGCACCAAACTTTTATTGATATGGACAGGGACTTGCTTAGGGCGACCATAGCTGTTCTCAAAGACGACGCAAAGGCTAGGGAAAATGGCAACCGAGGTAAAAGGCTTAATTGAACTTAAGAAAGCCTTAAAGGATTACGCCCCTAACCTCGCTGCGCAATTAGATGACCAAATGGCTTTAGCCCTTGGTGGCATAGTAAAAAAATCTCAATCTTATGTTCCAAATGAATCACCTTTAAGCAATTGGAGTTACAGAAAACGGTCTGAAAAAAATGCCGAGGGACAAAGAAAGTTCCCTTTGTATAACTCAGCTAAAGTTGTTAAAGGTATTCAATACAGTTCTACTCCACGCAGGGCTAATAGGCGTGGATTTAAAGCTGTTTATTACATTATTAATAAATCAGCCGAGGGTGCTATTTACGAAACAGCTGGTAGAAAAAATCCAAGTGGTCAACCTTGGGTTGGTCGTAAAGGCGACCCTAATGACCATGGAGTTAGCCACTCAAATAATCCAAATGCAGGCGCACAATTTATTCAAGCATTTGGTCAGATATATCAAGGCAACATTGAAAGTTCAACAAAGCGTGGGCGTTACATGAAAGGTCGTTTGATCTTTCGTGCATGGGCTGAGGACGGCGGCAAGGCTAACGCAGCTGCTTTAACTGCTATCTACAATGTAAATGAGTTATTTAAAAAGAAGCAGTATTTTAGAAAGGTTACTTCGTGAGTATAGTAATTGATATTGCCGCACAGTTTACAGGTAAAAAAGCTTTTGCACAGGCTGAAAACGCAGCCGATAAATTAGGTAGAACAGTAAAAACGGCTTTAATTGGCGTGGGAGTTACGGCTTTTGCCAAGTCTGCAATATCCGCTTTCGCAGCGCAAGAGAAACAACTTAACCTTTTTAAGAACTCATTAAGAACTATTGGCTTTGAGTTTGCCACTTCAGATTCACTCGCGTTTTTAAACTCACTTAAACTACAATTTGGCGTTGTTGATGAACAACTTATTCCTGCTTATCAGCAACTACTTACAACGACACGAAGCCTAGCCGCTTCTCAAAATCTAACCAATGTTGCTTTAGATATTGCTGCTCGCCAAAACATTAGTGTTACAGCTGCGGCAGACGCTTTAAGTAAAGCTTACCTAGGAAACACAAAAAGCGTAGGCGCACTTGGTTTAGGCATTAATAAAGCCACACTTGCTTCAGGTGATTTCTCTGCCATATTAAAAGAGATTACAAATATAACTAAAGGTTCAGCCGCCTCAGCCGCCGATACTTTTTCAGGTAAATTAGCCAAAATAAAAGTAGCAGCCGATTCAGCAAAGGTAAGCATTGGCGCAGGTTTAGTTGAAGCCTTAATGCAGATTTCTAAGTCAACAGACATAGACCAATTGCAAGGTAAGATCATTAACTTCGGAAACTCTGCCGCGGAAACCTTGGGCAATGTTGGTAGATTAATTTCCGAAAACATAGTTTTAATTAAATCTTTAGCAATTGTTTTGGCGGCAGCTTTCACAGTTAATAAAATTGCTGCCTTTATTGTTACTTTATCAGCTGCCGTTAAAGTAGTTAAGCAATTAAGAAACGCTTTGCTAGCAAGCGCGGTAGCAAGAAACTTCTTATTCAACCCAATAGGTGCAGCCGCTTTGACGGCTGGTATGTTTGCAGCCATTGGCTTGGTAACAAAAGGCGTTGAAGCATTAAGTGATTCAACTACTAGAGCAACAGAAAATCTATTAAATCTATTTGGTGCAAGCAAAGCTTTAGGAGTTGGTGGAGATCAAGGCGGTGCTGCTAAGTATGCTGAAGGTGCAGCTGCTAGAGCTGCCGCCGACGCTAAAGCCGCTGCCGCCGCTCAATTAAAAGCTACAAACGCTCAAACCAAGGCACTTAAAGATCAAGCCAAATTAAAGAAAGCACAAAACCTTTTTGACTTAGATCAAATACAAATCCTTGCAGCCCTTCAGGGTCAAGTTACCGAGGACGAAAAGTTAAGACTATCTTTACAGTTGGCTTTGATTCAAGGCAATGCGTCTGAAGCCGAAAGACTTGCAGCGCAGCTTGCTATTTCTCAATTACAAACTACTGACTTAGCTTTAGCAATTGCAAAATTGCCGTCTGCATTAAATCCATTTAGAGATTATCCAGTTAATGTACTGGAAGCAATTAACGACATTAACGGAATACAAAAAGCACTTGACGGACTAAAAGCCCCAAAATTATCCGTAATTGTGGACACTATTTATACCAGTAGCACATTAGGGGGGGTCGGTGCTGGCGGTGGCGGTGGCAGCGCTGCAACTGCACCAATTACTAGCGGTCTTGCAGGTCTAGGATTAGGTGGCGATCAAGGTGCAGCCGCAAGAGCATTAGAGCAACGCAGAAATGATTTAACTAACTTGGAACGCTCATTGGGTCGCGGTGGCGATCAAGGTGGCGCAGCAAGAACTAATGTCAATGTAACCGTTCAAGGAAGCGTTATCAGCAATAAAGACTTAGCTGACACAATCCGTATGCAATTAGTTGATTCATCTGCTTCAGGTTCTTTCTCAAGTATTGGCAGAGTTAGAGATTATCAGTAATGCCTTTACCAGTAACACTTAAAGTAATTTTAGATTTTAGTTCGGGTGCTACCTTTGGGTTTCCCCTTGTTTTGGGTTCAGGCATTTTAGACCAAAACATTTTAGGTATTGAGGGAAGCGCAACTTTAATTGCAGATTTAACTAGCGTAACAAGACAAGTTAACATAACAAGAGGTCGCAGTATTGGACGAGATACTTACGAGGCTGGTACTGCAATTGTTACTGTCTACGATAACAACGGCGACTTCAATCCCCAAAATACTTCAAGCCCATGGTATCCCTATGTAACACCTTTGAGAAAATTAAGAGTTTCAGCAATTTATAGCGGCACAGAGTATTTTCTTTATAGCGGCTATGTTCAGAATTATGCTTATAGATACGATCAATCTGAAAACGTTGGTTACACAGATATTTATTGCAGCGACGCTTTTAGGTTATTTAACTTAGCGGTTATTAATACAATCACAGGGGAAGCCGCGGGACAAGACATAGGCACACGCTTGAACAAGATTTTAGACACAGTAGATTTTCCAGCTGGTATGAGAGAAATAGACACAGGCAATTCAACCGCTCAAGCTGATACTGGTGCTACTAGAACCTCATTATCAGCAATTCAAGCGGCAGAGTTCTCCGAGCAAGGTGCGGTGTATGTAAACCACGAAGGCAATGTTGTTTTTAAAAATAGGACAAACACAATAGGTGCTTCGGGAACTACCCCAATTTCTTTTAATCAAACAGGCGGTATACCTTACAAAAGCGTTAAATTAGCCTTTGACGACAAACTTATTTTAAATGTGGGCAAGTTTAAACGCGTGGGCGGTACTGAGCAGGTATTCACCGACGCAGATAGCGTGGCTACCTACTTCCCTCACACAATGACAGCTGAGAACCTAATCCTTGAAACCGACGCTGAGGTTTTAAATGCTGCCGCTTTATTTATTAGCTCTAGGTCTGATACAACTATTCGTATTGACGAAATGGTAATTGACATGCTTGACACTAATGTCCCTACTGCCACAATTTTAGACATTGATTACTTCACAAATGCCTTGATAAGCAATATACAACCCGACGGTTCAGTCATTACCAAGAACCTATCAATCCAAGGGGTGCGTTGGGATATAACGCCGAACACCATGACGGCAGCTTTCCTTACAACTGAACCTATTTCCGACGGATTTATTTTAGACAATACGACTTATGGTCAGTTAAATGACGATATACTTACCTACTAAACAAGGAGAATAATGGCAAAACAAACCTTTACAACTGGGCAGGTATTGACTGCCGCCCAAATGACAAGTTTGCAACAAACTGCAATGTTAGGCGGTGCTGCTTCCGCTAAGACTGCAAGTTACACATTGGTAGCGGCTGACGCTGGTACTGCTATTTCTATGAGTAATGCAGGCGCAACTACAATAACTGTTAACACAGCTTTGTTTGCGGCAGGTGATACCGTTCACATTACTAACTTAGGTGCTGGAGTTTGCACTATTACGGCTGGTACTGCGACAGTCAACAGTTCTGCTTCATTATCACTAGCACAATATGAAAGTGGATTTTTAGATTTTACTAGTTCTTCAGCCGCTATATTTGTTAAAGGTGCTGGTGCTGCGGCTTCAAGTGGCGGAATGACTTTAATTAGCACGACTACACTTACAGGAACAAGTGTAAGCCTTACAAGTATTCCACAAACTTACAAAGA